AACGCAATTCGTTCAACTTGCAGCTCTCAAAATGATGGGTGTTCCTGTATCTGATGAGGAACTGGTTAGAAATAGCAGTCTACACGATAAGAAACCTATGGCTGAGAGATTTAAGGCTCAGGCAGAAGCTGCACAACAACAAGAACAGATGCAAACAAAACTTGCTATGGAGCAACAGGCCATTATAAGCGAATCAGCTCATGCAAAGGCTCAATCCGATCAAGCCCTAGCAGCTGAAAGAATGGAAAAAATCCACCTCGATCAAGCTTTGAATGCTGAACGCATTAGCAGAGCAGAGGAAGATAGAACAGCAGGAGTACTAAACCTTGTTAAAGCACTTAAAGAACTTGATACTATGGATATCGAACTTATTCAGAAGAAGTTAGAGATCCTAAACAGTATGGAAATGAGCCAAAAACAAAAAGAAGATGTAAATACTTCTCAAAAACAACAAGAAAGTGTCAGTCAGAGCGCCAACCCAATGCAATAATTCGCAAAATAAAAACATCAATATTAACAATTTAAATGCTCTTCATGTAAAATAACATTTTAAGTTATGTACAACGGGAGGTCATATGATTTTGTTTGATGGATTTTCTTATTCAAATCCTGATTCATATAGTAGGCAACTAGATAAACAAGTTAGTAATCAAGAACGGCCTTATGGGTACGACACGCCTCCCCCTTCGGCTGATACTCATGATTTTAATCAATCTAGATTAGAAACAGATGTTGAGTATACACCAAAAAAGAAGCGTAAATAAAGGAGAGATTATGAAGCATAAAGAAGTGCCTCACTCTAAAAATGAAGTAGAAAAGCCATCCGTTCCAAAACAAGGCAGTTTAGAACCTGGAATGGGTATGCATGAATTTAAGAAAGAAGCTGATCCGATTGCTTATGGCCAAGCCTCTGGTCCTGGCTGTAAATCAGACAGTAATAAAATTCATTCTCAAATGAAACAATACCATTGGGATTAAGCTATGCAAGAAATAGGTGAATCACGCGAGCAATGGGGTAGAGACGTACTAGAAATGGTAGAAGACTTTGCCAATAACATGAAAAGCGAAGTGAAGCCTTTTTATATAGTCTATGCCTGTAAGTCAGATAAAAGCAACCAAAACGTCTTTAGACAGTCTATGAAGGCCTATTATAGTAGACCTCCAAAGCTGTTAGGTGTCTTGGTTTGGTATGTAAATCATCCCTTGGGCGAGTTTAGGTTTGTTCCTGAGCTCTCATTCCCTCCGGATGTGCCTTTAGACCCTCACTTGTTATCAGATAAAGCGTACGACGCGTTTGATACTGTGTCTTCTAAAGGGAGAGAAGTTGGTGTTTTGTTGTCCTAGAAATGGGCGTTATTAAACCGCCGCCAGGTTAAGGATAGAAATGTTTGATATAGATATGAAGAATTTATCGGGCGAAGATTTCGGTCCGGTCGCCGCGGATCAAGTAGTAGATACGAACTCTTATAGCCAAGAGACATCGGAGTATCCTGTTCAGAAAGAGCTATTAGATCAACCTGTAAAGGAAGAAAAAGCAGCTCCTGAGCAAGTTAACAATCCACAAGCGGAAAATTTCCGCGCGTTTCGCGAAGAAGTCGATCGAATGAAGGCAGAAAGGGAAGCAGAGAAACGAGAGTTTCAATTGCAACTTGAAATGATGCGAGCCAACAATGCGCAAAATCAACAACCACCCAAACCAGAGAGAAAGTTTCTGGATGGAATGGATGAGAATGATATTCCAAGCGTTTCAGACCTACGTAAAGAATGGTCAGAGCGTGAGGCTGCGTATACATCACGGATCGAAGAGTTACAGGTTGCACAACAACATCCCGACTATGCCGAGGTAATAGAAAAGTACGCTGTGCCATTGGTGCAGCAAAAACCACATCTCGCCGAGGGTCTCATGGGCGCAAGGAACAAAGCATTGTTCGCTTACGAACTTGGGAAAATGGCTCAGCAGATGCAGCAAAGTACTCCTGCTATTCCTCAGAAAAGCGAAACGGCTCAAAGGATTGTAGAGAACTCCAAGAAGCCAGGGACATTGTCTCAGGCTGGAGGGCAAGGTGCTCTCAGTAAGGCGGACTATTTCGCTTCTATGTCGGATCAAGAGTTTATGCGCATGGCTACCAAAAACCTCGAGGGGATCTAATTATGAGATTTAAAAGATGGCAATCACAACCCTCACTCAATTGCCTCCGGAAGTACGGACCTATTTCGATAGACTTCTACTAACGCTGGCAAGACCGTATTTTATATACGATCTTTTCGCTCAAAAGAGGCAAATTCCTCTCAATTCGGGCGATCAATTGGTTTTCCGTAGGTATGGCACGCTAAATGTTGGTGTGGGTAAATTTTCTCTAATTGACTTGGAACTCCTCGCTGCTTAAAGCAGAAGGACAACAAGGCCGAACTTTTTTATGGACCTTTTTTATTAAGGACTTTGATACGATGATGACAATCCTCTCTAATAACAACAAACTCATCAGGAATACGATGGTAAGTGCGGATTTTAGGAAATGTTTTCCTAAATTCAATCGCAATTTCCAGATGTTCTTTTTTATTGATGAGATAGGGGCGAAGAAGAGGAAGCAATTCGTCAAGATTTTCTCTATCAACAAACCATTCATGCCGAATTTTCCAAGTGCTGTCTTCTTTTTTTCTAGAGTATTGAAAACCTCCGTAAGTTTTATAGAGATAATCAATCAGTGGCTTAAAAGTATTCATCACAAAAAGACGAAGTGTATGGGATTTGCCACCAGGTCTTTGAATGTAGAAACAACCTTCTCCGTCAATGATTCCTGCAAGATAGGCCAATTGAGTATCAGTCCATTTCATAAAAACTCCTTATTTACAACCAACTCTAACATGTTGGCGACTAAATGTAAAGAAGACGGTGAACGACTAAGTGAGAAAACCTCGAAAGAGGAAGCGATAGTCTGATCTACATGGAAACATGTAGAGGGAGATCCGAAGAGGTTTCCCCGCCCGGGTACAGGGTCTAAAGTAACAGAGCGAACAGCTGCTACAGTACCATTAACAGATGGACAAACTCCTCCAGGAGACCAATTAAATGTAACTGACTTTAAAGCACAAATCCAGTGGTATGGATCGTTCTGTACAATTACAGATCAGGTTCAATACGTAGTTCAGGACCGTGTTTTAAACGAAGCAACTAAAGTTTTGAGTTTACAATTAGGTTTGACAATTGACACTTTAATTCGCGATATGATGGTGTCCACAGCGTCAACTATCCTTTGCTCAAACGGATTGAATGGAAATACTCCTACAGAAATCACCGATGCGGATATTCAAATTGCCGTAATAGCCCTTAGACAAGGTAATGCGCGTCTAATGACTAATCCATTACCTGGTGAAAATAAATTTGGAACAGCTCCCGTACGTAGTTCTTACTGGGGATTCATGTCGGTAGATATGCAAGCAGACCTTGAGGCTGTCTCTAGCTTCATTTCTGCAGCCAACTATCCTAACCCAATGAATGCTCTAGAAGCAGAATGGGGATCGACACGAAACATTCGCTGGTTACTCAACACTAACGGATATAGCAATGGAGCTTCTCCAAACGTCTATTCATCCTTTGTTATGGGTCAAGAAGCCTATGGTGTCGTTCGTCTAGGTGCTAAAGAAGCTGAGTTTATCGTTAAGCCTCTAGGAGCTTCCGGTACAGCCGATCCATTAAATCAGCGTGGTACCGTAGGATACAAGTACCCATTCGCTACAAGGATATTGAACGACAATTGGATCACAAGACTAACGTCAACACTATAAGGAGGTTGTTATGGCTATTGTCAAAATCGGTACTTATACCGCTACAGGCTCGGCATTCAACCTTAACTTAGGGTTTTTTCCAAGCTATTTTAGATTAGTGAATCAAACGAAGTTAGCTGCTCAATCAGGAGTGGCCATCTCTGAAAAGTGGAGTTTCCAGCCGAATGCATATGCAAATATTGCAACGTTCGCAGTTGGTATCCCTACATATTCTGTAATTACCACTAATGGATTTACTCCTTATGGGCCCGTTTATGGTACGGAATTTGTTCCATTGACTGGACTGCCTCCAGCAGCAAAAAACACTAATTTAACCATTACTGGGATCAGCAAAGCAGCCAATGCAAGCATCACTGCGACGCATGCGTTTACTGCAGCTGATGTGGGAGTGACTACAGTTACTTTCCATGGAGTCGTTGGGATGACACAGATTAACACTCTTAGTGGATTGATCCAGTCTGTAAATTCCACAACTGACTTTACAGTAAATATTAACACGACCAATTTTACTACTTATGGAAGCGGTGGGATTGCAAACGTGATTACGGGTGTTCCTCCAACTACTCAGTACGGTTTTCAGGTGACAAATACACCTCTTTACAATACTTCGTTCTTGGGACTTACTGTAGGGTCTAGCGTATGCGGATCTGCAAGCGATGTGCTTTATTATCAAGCTATTCTTGATGTAGATTTCACAAGCGCGTAATATAGGATTTGGAGGCTACATCGCCTTCATATCCTGTCTTTTTGAGTTTACTCAAGGCCCGTCTCCATACGGGCTACAAGACAAGCGGATACCCCAAGGAAACGGTTCTCCTTGGGGTCCATCCGTTTTAGGATATATATGACTTCCAATGCAGTTCCTCCCTCAGTAACTCCTCCTTCTCCTAATGAATGGCCATCAACTGTTTATTATATATCGGGGATTACTAGAGATTCCGTTGCAACCATTACATGTGATAGTCACCCTTTTACTTCAGAAGATGAAGGAATAACTTCCGTCATGTTTAAACAAGTAAGAGGAATGCTTCCAATTAATGGAATTCCAGGTCTAATACAGAAAATTATCGATTTAGACAATTTTACTGTAAATATTAATACAACAAACTTCCCAAATTATACAGGAAGTGGTGTAATAATAATTATTACAGGACAACCACCGGTACAACGGCAAGGGTTCCAATATTATAACACTCCATTTCAAAACATAGTTTAGGTGATTATATGGCAAAACAACAAAGTCAGTTTAAGGACGCTTCGTCTGAAGTGATTCAAGAAAATATTCTAAAACAGAATCCAGATGGTTTACCAGATGTTTCTACAGGTTTAGTAATTTCAAATGAAATTCCAGATTATAGAAAGGGAGTATTTCTAAATGGAAGAGACCCAGGCGTTTCTTTAGAATTTCATTATCACAGTAAAACTCACCCATTAAAACATTATACTTTGCATCATGGCCAAGAAGTAGATCTTCCAGTAGAAGTAATTGATCATCTTGAGAATTGCTCTGAAAATGTTTACGCATACAAACCAGGATATTCAGGTCATCCGGAGATGTATGTAAAATCTAAAAAGTATATATTCCAAGTTAAAGCGTCTAAAAAACAATATGCAGCCTAAGGTTAATTATGACATGGACATTACTTGATATAAGAAATAAGGTTAGACAGGTCACAGGAAGGCCGAGTACGGATCAAATATCCGATGCTGATTTAAATACTTATATCAATAATTACTATGTCTATACGATGCCTTTCGAGTTAAAGGAGCAGATTCAAAATAAATTTCTAACCTTTAACACGACTCCAGGCATTGACGTTTACTCTTTTCCTTCTGGGTACTTTACGGACAGTCCAGGCGCTTACGCAGATGGCTTCCCCTTGGTATTTTACCAAGACCCAGATATCTTTTTCCAAGATTGGCCTCAACAATATGCAGTAGATAATATAGCAACAGGTGACGGGATTACCAATAATTTTAGTGGAGGGTTACAAAGCCCTCCTCTTATTATAGGGACCTTGTTTATTACCTCTGATGATACTACAGGACTTCAGTATCAACTTACAGATGATGGAGCCGGTGGTCTTGTTGGAAACGGATCAGGTTCGATCAATTATCTAACCGGCGCCTATACTAACGTAACATTTACCGCCCCTCCAGCAGCTTCAGCGGTAATCTACGCTAAATATCAAGGCTATTCAGGAAATAGGCCTCAAGGTGTTTTATTCTTTCAGAATACTTTTACCATGCGTCCTGTGCCTGATCAATCCTACGCCATACTCATGCAAGGGTTTATACAGCCAACTACTCTATCTAATGATACCGACCTGCCTACTCAACCAGAATGGGGACAACTCATTGCTTACGGAGCCTCTTTAGATATCTTTGCAGACAGTGGAGACGTAGAGAATTACGCCAGGTATGAGCCAATCTTTAAAAGATACGAAAACGTGGCCTTAGGTAGGTCTATACAACAATATACCCAAGAACAAAGCGTACCACGCTTCTAGGAGGAAAATGGCTTATAGTGCAAACATTCCACAGCCAGCAGATAACATAAGCGCAAGTCAAAGTGACTTGTTAAACAATTTTCAGGCTTTAAAAACGTATTTTGCTTTAGATCACAACACTTGGGACGCTACAAACGCAGGACTTCATAAACAAGTCACAATACCTAATAACTCTGGAGCTGATCCAGGAGCAGCAGGTACGACAGGGGTTTATTATGCTAAAACAGTATCTGGGGTGGTTTCTCCATACTTCCAAAACGCTGTTGGCGCGAGTGTACTTTGGAGAAGTGCTTCTGGAAATGGTTTAGTTACACAAACCACAGGAGGAACCCCAAGTGCAGGAACGATGACTCTTCCTAATGGTGTTATCATGAAATGGGGGTATGTTGCAGGAGCTAAAAATGGTACAGTAATTAGTTTTTCTTCAGCATTTCCAAGTAATTGTTTCAGTGTTCAAATCACAGGACAAAGAAATAGTGTAAATGCTCAAGGTTATTGGGTACAAGATGGTACTTTGACAAGATTCGGATTCACTTTGATTTCTCAAATTAATGATAGTATAGGCGGACTCTATTATTGGGCTATAGGTAATTAATGGCTGAGATGCAACCCTTCCTTATTTCTGAATTTAAGACCGGTATTTTCAATTACCTTGAACCTTGGGTACGTCCTCAAGACGCGTTCGATCCCCTCGAGAACGCATATATTTATCGAGGGCAAATTCAGAAACGTTCTGGCTATTCAGTATTTGGCCGGATGACTTACCAGGATACGATAGTCAATGGTAATGGAGGGGCTGCATATGGTGGCACTTTACAAACAATTCCCATCAGTCCAGGTTCTTTCCATCCGACAAATGGTACAGAGTCTTTTACTGACAATGGTTTGGGTACTCTTACAGGCAGTGCTGGAGGCACAGGGAGTATCAACTATACCACTGGAGTTTGGAGCCTCAATTTTAATGCTGCGGTGGCCTCAGGAGTTCTAATCACGGCTTCTTATATACCGCAAACTATGGTTGGTCGCCCTATTATGGGGATAAAGACATGGACGAATGAAGTAACAGGTCTTCAGACTCTCATTGTTTGCGATACTCGACGAGCAATGGTATACAACACGGTAAGCTCCACTTTTGTCCCATTGAATTCTTTTTCACAAACTCTTGCTTCAAACGGAACAACTACAGCTATTACTTTTAACACTGGATTTGTAGCATCAGCTCCTTATGCTAGCAGCCTATCACCTTTCAGTGTTTCGATTACCTCAGGAGTGGACGTTATTAACGATAATGGCGCCGGTGTATTTTTACATAATGGAAACGCCCTTCCTGATGGTACAAATTTCAATGCTGCAACTGTTAATTATGCAACTGGAGTTATATCGATTACTTATGCCGTGGCACCTGCGACTACTGTTCAAACAGTTATCACAGCAACTCTAACCGGCGATTACTTTACAGGAAACTTTAGTAAATTTTTTAACAGTACGAATTGGAATGAGCTTCTATACCTTACCAATAACTCAGACCCAATAACCGTTTACGACGGATCTACATTTCCAGGCACTCTAAGCAGACCTCCCTTTTCCATTACTTTAGCCAACGTAGGTACATTCACCAATAATATTGGGTCATGCCTCGATGTGGATATATATAAAAACCGTCTGATCGTGCAGTATCCAACGGTGATTAACGCTGGAACTGCACAGAATGGTCCTTATCCCCAGTCGTTTTTCTGGAGCCAACAGAATGTACCCACTAACTTAGCAGCTGATGTTTCTGGAAATGGTGGAGCCTTGGAAGCGGCAACCAGTGACTCAATAGCCTCTTCTGAGTTTTTACGCGATCAAATGATCGTATTCTTTAAAAATACAACATGGATCTTTAGATACACTAATAACGACTTTTCCCCATTTCGTTGGGATCAGGTCAACAACACAAATCAACAAATGCTCCTTATGGAACGATTGCTTACGATGAAAGAGTAACGGCCATGGGATCTAAGGGTCTTATTGCCTGCGATGGAGTCAACGTTCAGCGGTATGATATCTCAATCATCGATCAATTCATTACGATCAATCAAGAGTTTTTTGGCCAGTGCTTCGGCCAAAGATTCGACACACTTAACCAAAGTTGGATGCTCTTTCCTTCTGATAAATCTATCTCTGGAAGATCTGATAGTGCTCTTATATATAACTTTCTAGAGAATAGCTGGGCGATCTATAAAATGCCCATGTCATGCCTTGGATTATATTATGTGACAACTGATGCTACTTGGTCGGACTTTGCTGTTGGAGCTGAATTAGGCACTATATACCCAACTTGGGCATCTGCACAAATACCATGGGATAATTACCTGTTGCAACAACTGGCTCCTAATCTTTTGGGTGGAGACTTTAATGGATATGTCTATGTAATGAACGATGGGATAGTGGATAAACCGCAAGGAGTCTCAACAGATATTCCCGTAGATATAAAATCCGCTCGATGGAATCCCTTTACTCAAGTTGGCCAGAAGATTCAATTTGGTTGGCTAGATTTTTACTATACGATCGATCCCCTAAATCCTACAGGAACTCTTCAGTTATACTTTTATGCTAACAATTCAAGCGTGGTAGTTGCGCAAAAAACTCTCACATTGGACGGTTCGGCTACTTCAGATGTTGCATGGAAAAGGATTTACATCAACTGTATTGGCGAATTCCTTCAAATGGAATTGCAATCTAGTTCCCCAACTAATTTCAAGATTTTGGGTATGATCTTGTGGTGCAAACCTTCTGGAAGGCTCACACCATGAATCAAATAGCCGGAAATTTGCCTCCAAACACAATCGTACCAAGCAATTGGGACTTATTTATCCCATATCTTAACCGTCTTTATGAAGATATAGCCTTTAACGTAAACAATAAAGACGACGGTTATTATACCATGCCCATTACGAATACAGCACAAAATATACTGAACGTTCCAAACTTTGGGTCTTTTATCATTTGTGTTAGTGGTGAGACAACAGGGCTTCCAACGATTACCGCTAGTCTATGTAAAGCCTCCGATTCAGCTCCTGGAGTTATAAATGTTTTAGGCACTCAAGCAGGCACGTTAGCCCCTTGGGCAGCTTCCACTCTCACTATTTCATCTACAGCTAGTAACTTTCAGATTAAACATAGCGTGGCTGCAACCACAGGAAATTTCAATATAAGAATCATCGGAACGCAATAGGAGGTCACAATGGACCAAGCGACGATAGAGAAAAAGTTAGAGGCTCTAAGTGCTGTTCGTCTTAAGATACCTAGAATCATTCCACAAGAACTTATAGAGTCAGTCAAGGGAAGAACATTCACGTCTGATCAATTCTACCAATACCAAGAAGCTCAGCTTAAGAACCCTTTCAATCATCTTTACGTTTTCATTGATGAAGTTCGCAAAATACATGGATACCTTTGGGCGGAAGTCAACTCATTGGACAACACCTTATTTATCAATACATTTTCTATCTCTAAAGAATATTGGGATAAAGGGCAAGCCATAAATATGGCAAAAAAACTTATAGAAGAGATCGTAGATCAAACGAAATCACCGCGTGTCTTTTGGGTTACAACGAATGAAAAGTTCTTTCTAAAACATAATTTCAAACGATCTAAAAATGTTCTGATGGAGTATAATTTAGTTTAATAATGAAAATACAGTTATCCGGTTTTTCCGGTTAACTCAAATTGAGGTAGATATGGGTCAATCTAAAGGCGGATATCAGAAATTGGACGTAAATACTCCCGATGTTAACGCAGAGTTGCAACGTTTACTTGGTATCGGAGGACAAAATCAGCAACAAGCTGCTCAAGGATACCAGCAATTTCTTCCAGGTGGAGGAGGCGGTCAACCTATTATCCAGGCAGCACAAAATAGATTCAATCAGCAAACGGTCCCTTCGATTATGAATGCCTTTGGATCTGGGTTAAACTCCAAAAGCGGAAGCGCCCTGAATCAAGCCTTAGCAGCGGGAGCATCTAATCTAAATACAGATCTGGCCTCTCAACTTGCCGGCATGCAAATGCAAGCAGCTCAAGGGCTTGGTGGAATGGGTCAACAACAAACGGGTATGGCTACTCAAACACCTCAATTCGCTTACCAACAAAAGCAACTTCCTTTCTGGCAACAACTTGTTCTTGGAGGAGTAGGTGCAGGTGGTCAATTAGGTGGTGCTTATATGGGCATGCCAAGAATGCCGAATTTAGGGATTGGGCAACAAGGGCAAATGTAATGGCTAAGAAAAATTCATTCAATAAGCAATTCAAACCTGGTTATTTTCCAGACCAACATTGGGATGAAAGTGTACGAACGAATGGGCCAGAAGTATCCTCTCCTTCTCAAGTTAGAAAGAGACAAGGCGTCTCTATTGGTTCTCAAGTAGAGGCGAATCCTGGCATGGCAGGTAAGGCAGACTATTCAAGAAAGAGAGGTAAATAATGGTACAAGTACTTCCCGGAGTTCCTGGATTTGGAACACAACTCGCTCAGGCACTTGGACAAGCAGGGACTCAACTTGGTGCAGGCTATTTACAAGGTCAACAAAGCGCAAGAGAAGCAAAGCAAGCTGAAGGTGCATTCAGTGTTTTGAACAATCCAAATTCTACACCTCTACAGCAAATTCATGCTTTTACAGCTCTTCCCGAACAGTACAAGAAACACGCCGAACCTCTATGGCGGGCAATGATTGAGCCAAAGATGAAAAGCGCTGAAAGGATGAAGGAATATGAGGCACTTGGTTTGACAGGAGGTCAACAACCATTAGCAGGTCAACAACCAACAGTTGATCAACAAGGAATGATACCTCAACAAGCTGGACAACAGCAACAGTATGGAGCTCAGCAACCTATTCCAGGACAAGAACAAACTCCACAGCAACCTACGTCTAAATATGCGAATGAGATTCAATCTATAGATCAAGAAATTGCTCGCCTAACACCTCGTGTTGGATTAAAAACAAGAACAGACAATCCTTTAATAGCTGGAGAAGGTGCTAAGGCAGAAGCGCAAATACAAGAACTTAATGAAAAACGAAAACGATTACAGGTTTTAGAGGCAGAAGAAAGAAAAGAGCAAAGAGAAGTCAAAAGTGAAGAAAGAAAATATGGAACACAAATAAAATTAGAAAGAAGTAGATACAACACAAAAAAATTAGAAGAAATTGGCGAAGGATTAAGATCTATTGACAAACAAGAATCGACTTATAAAGAAATGGATGAGTTATTAAAAAATCCAAAAGAATTTCCAAATCAAATTTTAGCTTCTTTTTTTACAAGTCATGGAGAATTATCACCTACTGGGTATGCAGCACTTTCACCAACAGCCCAGAAATTTGTTTCTTTAGTAACCAGTAATTTTAATGGTGCTAAAGAACTTGTTGGAGGAAGACTAACCAACTTTGATATTGGTTTATTTCTACAAACTCTTCCTAATTTATTACAAAGTCAAGAAGGTAAAACATCTGTATTAAACAGGCTTAAAAAAGTAGCTAACGATTCAAAGAACTATTACGAATCAATTCAGAGTCAATACGATAAAGAAGGAGCTATTGAAAATTTAGACTTTTTTCAAGCCGAACGACGTGCTTTAAAAGGAGTTCAGGAAAGCAGAGCAAAAG